GTGAATATAAACGTCGCAAACTTGTTAAACGGCAACTACATCTTGCTGTTATTCGTGGTGTTAGCGCTGGGGTTATGCCTGGGCAAACTGCGATTGGGGCCTATTCAATTAGGTAACGCTATTGGTGTGTTGGTGGTATCTCTGTTGCTTGGGCAACAGCATTTTACGATTAATACCGAAGCCCTGAATCTGGGCTTTATGTTGTTTATTTTTTGTGTCGGCGTCGAAGCTGGCCCAAACTTTTTCTCTATTTTCTTTCGTGACGGCAAAAACTACCTGATGCTGGCGTTGGTCATGGTGGGCAGCGCAATGGTTCTGGCGCTGGGGCTGGGTAAACTCTTTGGCTGGGATATTGGCCTGACCGCCGGGATGCTGGCCGGTTCCATGACATCCACTCCGGTTTTGGTGGGCGCTGGCGATACTCTACGCCATACCATCGCGAATAATCCGGCGTTGCAACATGCCCAAGATAACCTGAGCTTAGGTTACGCCCTGACCTATCTTATCGGGCTGGTTAGCCTGATTTTAGGGGCGCGATATTTACCCAAGCTTCAGCACCAAGACTTACCGACCAGCGCGCAGCAAATTGCTCGTGAGCGCGGCCTCGATACCGACAGTCAGCGCAAAGTCTATCTGCCCGTTATCCGTGCCTATCGCGTTGGCCCGGAATTGGTGGCTTGGGCTGATGGCAAAAATCTACGTGAATTAGGAATTTATCGTCAAACCGGCTGCTACATTGAGCGTATTCGTCGAAATGGTATTTTGGCGAACCCAGATGGTGATGCGGTGCTACAAGTCGGTGACGAGATCTCATTGGTCGGTTATCCGGATGCTCATTCCCGTCTTGACCCCAGTTTCCGTAATGGCAAAGAAGTGTTCGACCGCGACTTGCTGGATATGCGCATTGTTACCGAAGAGATTGTGGTCAAAAACAGCAATGCCGTCGGTAAACGCCTGAGCCATTTAAAACTGACCGACCACGGTTGCTTCCTAAACCGCGTGATCCGCAGCCAGATAGAAATGCCGATTGATGACAATGTGGTACTGAATAAAGGCGACGTATTGCAAGTCAGCGGTGATGCACGACGCGTTAAAAGTGTGGCAGAGAAGATTGGTTTTATCTCTATTCACAGTCAGGTCACTGACCTGCTGGCGTTCTGTGCCTTCTTTATTTTAGGGTTGATGATCGGCCTGATCACCTTCCAATTCAGTAACTTTAGTTTTGGTATTGGTAATGCCGCTGGCCTACTAATGGCTGGGATCATGCTGGGCTTTTTACGTGCCAACCACCCGACTTTCGGCTATATCCCGCAAGGGGCGCTAAATATGGTGAAAGAGTTCGGTTTGATGGTCTTTATGGCAGGGGTCGGCTTGAGCGCCGGTGGCGGTATTAATAGCAGCCTGGGGGCCGTCGGTGGGCAAATGCTGATTTCCGGCTTAATCGTGAGTTTAGTGCCCGTGGTTATCTGCTTTATCTTTGGCGCTTATGTATTGCGCATGAACCGTGCTCTACTTTTCGGCGCGATCATGGGAGCGCGCACCTGTGCTCCGGCCATGGATATCATCAGTGATACTGCTCGCAGTAATATCCCAGCGCTTGGTTACGCAGGTACTTATGCCATTGCGAACGTATTACTGACCTTGGCTGGCTCGCTAATCGTTATTGTCTGGCCGGGAATATTAGGTTAGTGCGTAAAAAAGGAGACTCAAGGCAAAGCTAAACATTTTTTTAAGCTTTTTTCATTTGCCCAGAACTTTCTTACTGGACTGGGGTCTGATTTAATGCCACTGCTTTTCTTTGATGTCCCCATATTGAGGAGCCCGATAGTCCCGCCTTCTTAGGTTCAAGACTAGTCGGGTTTTTTCTTGCCTGAAATTCAATGTCTTATCTATCAGTAGCTTACAACCACTTTGCATGTCCATTGGCGATGGAATGGCGACATAACCTCGATAAACTCCAGCATCAACACCCAAATATTCATGTGCTAAAAGACTTGAGCCACTTTTTTAGCCCATAACTTGAATTTAGGCGTCTCATTTAGACACTAAATTTAATGCCTAGATCTATCCCTGCCTGCTCGTTTAAGGAATTCAACCAGCTATATGCGTCATTGCTTATCTCGCCCGCCATTTCATGATAATACAGCTCATCAATATCCATATGGCTATTGGTTGCATAATTCTGGTAAGTTTTTACAAACTTGTCATAGGCATAATCCAACATGGTTGAAAATTCAGGTGAAAAATAGATACTCCCAACATACTTAATCTGTGCGAGTTCTCGCATTGAACTGCTAAAAGCATCTTCCTTGACAGCGCTACCTCCAGGCATACCATCATGATAAAAAGATTCGCACTCCTTTAATCCCCAAAAAGCGATTTCCTCTATCAAAGACAATGCATTGCGATAGGTTTGTACTTGATAATCCCAGATTTTCTCTTTTTTAAATTTTGATAAGGTAAATTTTGCCCCAAAGTATGCACCTAAAAAGCCCGTAGGTAATGAGGAGGCTAGTTTAGCCCACTCGATCCAATTTGTTTCCATAACACCTCTGTTGTTTCAGCCCTCACTAAGAGCTGCTTATTTGAAGCAAACTCTACATATCTATACCAATAGCTATAGTATGAATTTGGTAACTACAAATTTAGGTTTACCTACTATGATCACACCATAGAACGATTTAGGTTAAGTCCTTTAAGTCCTTTAAGTCATTAATTTTTATACGTAGTATAAGTGCCACATTAGTTTTTTTATACTTCCCATAACTAAGCCCGTATCAGCATAGCTTTGCGGGCTTTCTCTATTAAAGCTAGCTCCTTTCCAGAAAGTATAAAATCAACATAAATAATTTATTCACTTATTTTTCAGTATATTAAAATTAATCAAGATCCGCTTCGAGATCCAAAAACTGAAAAACACTGAAATTCTTTTCAATCTTTTCAGTTGACGAAACGCTGTAAGGCCCCAGCCATGGCGCGGGCTGGCGGTTTTTTTTGTAGGAATTTAAAACTGAAAAAACTTTATAACGCAAAGTGTGCAGGCGGGTGCGGTGTAGTGCCGTTTCCGTCATGGTTACGTTTCTTTCGTGGCATGTTCCGCTACGTGTGCGGGGTGTGGCTGACGTGATCCATTTCGGGTGTTGCGGTGTGATGGTGGGTTTATTGCGTGGCGTGTCGGGCTGCTGGCGGTGCTTTTAGATAGGCGTAAAAAAGCCCGCGCGCGGCGGGCAGATTGGGCGAGATCGATTAGCCGATCACAGGGGAATATTTACTACGTAATCCATCAGACTTGGCCCCGGTGGCAGTGATACTCCCGGCGTTCAGTGGGCCATCAGTATTGGTATGGGTATGTGCGGCAGTCAGTGCTGCCAGCTCTTTTACCACATCCAATGTATCCAGCATGAGGGCCATCACGTTAATCTGCTGGCTACCAATCCACACTACCGGCGCAATCACATCTTGTCGGGCGGCGGCGATGCTGCTGCGGATATTACCAATCTTCTCTATCAAATCCTGCCCCACATCAATGGTTAAGGTTTTGCCCACTTTGGCCATATAACTGGCTTGGGTGGCCAGACTGTAGTCCCCCTCGCTAATCTGCTGGATAGCACCGGCCAGTAAGGTCGCCGTCCCCAGTACCGTGGTTTTATCGGTAGCCTGAACGGTGGTTTCACGGGCCACCAGTATGCGGGTTTCATCATCGGCCGTTATCACCCGGCTCATGGATTCCTCACGGATCACCTGATCGGTTTTGCGCTCCCAATCCCCCGCTACCGTCACCCGCTGCGATACCCCATCACGCTGTTGCTGTAGCTGCTCACCCGGCTGCACGGTGGGCAGATTGTTACCTTGTGATAGCGTCTGACGCACAAACGGCTTATCGGGCCTGCCGCCAGTAAAACCGACTTCCACCAAAGTACCCGCCGGAGGGAACTGAAACATGCCCGACTCGGCACCAGCCATTGGCAGGGGTAACGGTACCGCAGGGTAAACCGGGGTATCTGCCGCCGCCTTGCCATCATTATCCAGCAATTGCAGATTCACGGCATAGCGGGGCCGGAACGGGTCAGCCATATCGCCGCTGGTCACTGCTTCGCTTGGCCCCTCAACACGGGCCATTTTTGGCAGATGTAACCCAGCTGACAGCTCAGGGTAAGCATTATCAATCTGGCGCTGGATGGGGGTTTTCTGCAATGGCTTGCCGGTGGTTTTATTGCGTGGCGTCCATGTCAGTACCAAATCATCATTATTCAGCCGAACGGTGGTTAAGCGCTGGCCATTCAATGCCACACCGGGGCGCACTGATTGGATCATTGGCACCGTCATGGTATTGCCTGCCGCTGCTGCGGTACTGAACTCTGACGGAATATCTATCGGCTTACCTGCAAATAATGAATGTTGCCAACTGCCCATATAGACCGCGCCGTCTGGCAACTGGTACCAGACATAATCCGCGATACCAAAGGCGTGGCCGATATTGGCTAACAACTGATAACCGCTGCCGCTATGGGTAAAATGCGGTATGGGCTTATCGTTATAATCAGCACTGGCGGCAAGCTGGAACGTTAACCCGCTGTTGTCAGTCAGCCAGTCGGCCAACTGGCGCAGGGTCGGGTGTTGCATTGATACCGGCCACATCCGTTCAAAAACACCGGTTAACTCGCGCACAAATAGCCGCTGTGCGCCATTCTCTGCCGGTTGCGAGCGCTCCACATAACCGGTAAACCAGCGCAGCACCAACTCAGGGTAACCGGCATCCAACCGTACCAGTTTGCCGGTATAGTCGGTGGTGGTTTCAGCGGTAATAAAACCGCGCCCGCAGGCGTTCAGCTCCAACACCAGATTGGCATCAACCAGCGGCACCACATCGCCGGACAGCATCAGCCTGCGAATAGGTTTCATGAGGTTGGCCCCAGTGCATCATTGACCGGTTTCAACACCTTGCGCTCAAACCAGCTTAATTTCTCTGCATCCTCGCCCGCTTCACTGCCGCCGGTACCGCCTGCGGTCTGCTTTTTGGCGGCAGTTTTGCCCCCGGCGCGGGCCTCGCGTTTTTCTGACACACTCAAAAACTCTTTTAGGGTAAAGGTCACCAGCCACGCCATTTTGCCATCCTGTTTCGGCGCATCAATCGCGCCGGTAAAGGTGGCCAGCCGAAAATTAATCGCCTGCGCCACCTGATTGGCCACCCGGTATTTTTTCAGTGCGCCGCCTGCGTCTTTGGTTTCAGCCAGTGCAAAAATGCGGGTTAATACCTCCGGGGTGCTGAACGACACCAGACCGGATACGCGCAGCTCTTTGGCCTTGATACCCTGCTCTGCCGTGGCGGTGCTGGACGTCTGCCCGGATTGGTCTTTTTCCTGAAATTGCATGGTGGGGGTCACCGTCAGCCCCTTTAACGGAATGGCTTCACCGTCCAGTGCCAGCATGACTATCTGGGTCATTAATCATCGCCTCCAGCGTGGTTAAATCCTCTCCGGCAAACAAGGTGGCCAGAGTAAAAACAGCATCCTGCTGCGGTACATTCTTTTTCATTTCACTGGCCAGCGTGGCCCCACTGCCGCGGGCGGTAAATACCCACGCCTGCGCACGGCCTGCCAGCAAACCATTTAATGCACTTTCCATGCTGACCAGTGCCGCCGCCTTGGCGCTGGCAAAACCGGACAATGCCGACGCCAGCCCCGCCAGATTAGCCCCCGCCCCGGCGGCATCTTTGGCCTGTGCAATACGTTGGGCATTGATGGCCATGCGGCTGGTTGCGGTAGATAACGACTGCGGCAGCGGTAATCCGTTTCCTGCGTTGGCCGGTAACTGCATTTTGGTGGTGGCCAGTGTGGCCGCCGTGCTGGCCATGCGGGCCACTTGCGAGAACACCGGCAACGGCAGTACCGCAGAGAATTGCGTGAGCGCCTGCATAAAAGCGGGATGGTCAGCGGCACACACCATAAACACCACTACCGACTGCTGGCCACCGCTGCCCGCCAGTTTGCCCGCCAGATGATCCACCGCGTTCTGCGGACTCAGATAACTGCCCGATTCCTCACTGCGGCCCACACCATAAACCCACGGATGCACTGGCAACATAGCGCAATTGACTGTGGCCATATTGCCGGGAATGGATAAAGTTGCTTTACGCCACATCAGGCAGCTCCGGCCAGACAGGCACCCGATACCCCTGATTCACCGCTTCAATCAAAAGCCACTGCGGCAACTCCGGCAACTCAACCAACGGCCAGCCGGTAACAGTCGGCCAGGCGCGATATGCTGCGCGGATAATGGTTAATTCCCTGCGCTGTGCCTCGGTCAGTGGCACATCATCAATGGAATAATCACTCACCATCATAGGATCAGTGGCAATGATAAAAGCATCGCGGTGCTGACGGGCAATAGCGGCCAGCAAGTCGCTATTGGGAACCCATTGCACACCATCCCATTGATTAAACTTGGGCGGCGCACTGTCTGTAGTATCAGGAGGATATTCCCCCAACACCGTGACCGTTACTTTCTCACCGGTGATCGTGCTATAGCGCACCTCCCCCCTGTGATCGGCTTTATATTCCCATTGCAGTTCATCTTCGCTACGGCAAATGGCAAAGCCTTTTTTAGCTTTTGGCGGTACATCTAAATAAGCATGTGCGGGTAACCCCTGCCCAACGTGAATAAACTCATGCGATGTTGCGACAAACTCGCCACTGTCGGGAGCCGCGTTATAGACAGAAACGTCACCTGCGGTAACTGCATAACCATTTTTATCAAATTCAATTGTCATTATGCAGCCCTCACAATGTAGTTAAATGCAATGTTTCGTGGTCGAGTTTCATCACCACCCGAATTACTGGTTGCAACACCATTACCGCTTGTAAACCAAGCAGATGTAGGCCCGCCAGTGACGCCCCTAACCTCAAAATTTGTGATCCCGTGATTATGACTTTGTATCCCGTGGCCCTGCCAGCCCAACAAGTTTTGGTCGGCCCTAACACCACGCCCATCATCAAAACCACGAATAAACTCGCCGCGCAAATCAGGTAAAACGCCTGTTGGATACTTAGCCGCTAATTTGGGATAGGTAGTCACATTGAATGAGCCACCATTCATTTTAAAAAACACAATCCCTTGCACCGTTGCGGGAATATTGGCAAGTGGGTAAGGAATGGGTATCCCAATCGGAAACACAGCATCAATCAGTGTTCTGACTTCTTCGCGGTTGGGAATACTGGCCAACTGGGCTAAAAACTCTGTTATCTGTAAATACTGATCATGCGGATTTTCATCCCGCACATGGTCACTCATCACCGTTACCCCGGCATTGACCGCCTTTTTAACCGCTTTCAATGTGGCGGCTAATGTCTCGCTGTCGCTATCAACCGCGCTGCTTAACTGAGTAAAACCTTTAGCATTCAGCGTGGCATCCGGGTGATTGCGCGATTTCTCATGCTCTTTGAGGGCGGCGTTAATATCGGCAATGGCTTTATCAAACGGATTGGCTTCGCGTTTATCTTCTTCCCCGCTGGCGGTGATTAATGCCAGTGAGGCAATGTAATGAGTAAAACCGTTGGCATCTGTGTAGTCGCCAAAATCCCCGGCGCTATGCTTCACGCCAAGATGAATAATCGGCGCAAATTCACTTAACACGCTGCCCTGATAACTGACATCGGCATAAACCACATTACCGGCGGTGGCTTCCAGTAACACATCATCGGCCAGCAAAGCACGAATACCGCCGACATAGGCCAGCCCGGCTTTCGCCCGGTATTTATCACCGTCTTTGCTCACTGAAAAACCGTCACTGAAAAAGGCGGCATGACCGTAATAATCCAGATTGGCCAGACGGCTCACCTCATCAATGCCACGCAGCCGGGCGCTAAAATCAATCTGCCACGTTTGCGCCGATACAGTGATTTGGCTGGCCTCTGCCGCCCCGGCAAACTCCATCAAAAAGGTGCGGGTGATGTTATTACCCTGCACCCCATTGGCAGTGGCAATTTTCTGCTGTGCCGGGGTATGCACAATCATGCACAGGGTATTACTGGCAGCATCCACCAAGCCAATCCAGTTAAAAGTAAAATCGCCCACACGGGTATCCAGCACCACCGAATAGGCTACCGCTGAATCGTTAATCAGGCCGTACTGCGCCACTACATCCCGATGCACAATCTGGCCATCAGCCGGAATCCCCTCATCAGGGTTAATGTCGGCGGAATAATCAAGCCCCGGAACGTGGGCAAAAATGATGGTATCCGGGCGAGCAGGTAGGTTATTTAACACCTGCCCCGCTTGCCAGTGCTCAAATGCGCGGGTAATGACCGTTGCCATAGTAAATATCCTTATTTCAATTTCGCCGCATAGACTTCATGCGAATGCTGTAATTGGGTGGGCGTCACTGCCGCCGTGCCTTTGATGGTGCCGGGCGCTATGATTAATTTTGCAAGGTGGTAGCCATATTCATTGCTGAACTCCCCGCTGTGCATCGTCACCGTTCTGGCGTTAACCACTTGGAAAATATAACGGCGGCAGGTGCGGCCATACTGGCGAATGAGCGCCATCATTAAGGTATTATTTTCCGCTATCTGGTTATCATTCACCCGGATAACAATAACGTCCCAGTCATAACCCGGCTGGCGCTCCAGTTGGGTTATCACCCCGATATCCAAGCGCTTAAAGATGGCGCTGAATCCCGCTATCGAACCGGCGTCAGCGGCGTTAATAAAGGCGTATTGCACCCGTTTGCGGTACAGGCTCAACGGCTCACCATTAAAGCGGCTGATATCACGCTGGTAGGCCAACACATTAAGCAGCGGCACGGCACAGGTAGCGGCATCCAACTGGTTAAGCGGCCAGTTCAGCCAGCTATGCACCCACTGCCACCATACGCGGCACACCCGCAGTAACTTGTTTGATTCGCCTTTATCCATCCATGACGGCAGGCGCAGGCTTGTTAATCGGCTAATGAAATCAGGCATTTTCAATCACCACCGTTAAGCTGTTCAGGCGCGGTACACTCAGATCACTGACAATATCGCTCAGTGAAAAACTCAGTGATTCAATCAGCGGAAACGTCTTATGCAGCTCTCGCCCCAGATTGGAAAATGAGAAGCGGGAATAGGGCCACGTTTTCAGCACCTTGTAATTGCTATTCTGGCGAAAGGCGCAGCGGATCAGGTTTTCACCGCCGCTTTCCAGCTTGGCCAACTCATCAGCGGTTAAATTTTGTTTATTGCTGACATACAGCGTCACCACTAAATCATGCTGGCTTTCCGGCAGCGGCATACACTGCATATCATCGCCATGGCCGTGATGGCCTTGCGCGGTGATATGGTCGTTGACCGCATCAATAAACGGCTGGGAAATCTCGCCGCTGTCCAACAACAGATAAGCGTTGGCAGTACCCGGCCCGCGCGGGGCATCGTGCAAAAAATAAATCCGGTCAATGGATAGCCCGACTACCCCCGCTATCATGCTGCGGTACACCGCATCGGTGTGATAGTTGCCTACCAGATTGAACTGATTGCGGCAGCGGTCGCGGAAATCATCATCTGACTCTTTATCAGCACCCGGCACGGTTAACCAATCGCCCTCGCTTTGTGCCCGTTCTATGCCCGGCACCGCCTGCGGCAAGATACGGTAGTAACCGGGGGCCAGATTAAACGCCCCGCCCACCTCAGCCGCGTTTACCGCGACCAGCCCACTGGCGCTACCGGCAGCAATGGCGGTTTCACTGCTTACCACCACGCTGTAAATTTTGCCGTTAATACGTTCGGCCTGAACCATCGTCCCAGCAGGGATAACCACATCTTGTTGAATATCAGCTTTATAGAAGCGGATCATGCCCTGCGCAGCGGTGGCCGGTTTACGGCTGGCATTGACGCCCCAGCCAAACACATCCAAAAAAGTGCCGCTGGCAGTGGCCAGATACATATTGGCCAGCACGGTATTGATTAACACTTCGTTGAGCCACAACACCGGGCGAGTGACAATAGTTTTTATCAGCCGCCAGAACGGCGACATATCGGAGGTATTGGTGATTAACCCCTCATCCTCGACCAGTGCATCAAACTTTTGCCGAATATCGGCCTCGGTGGTCGGCATCCCGCTGTTTTTTAATACCTGTTCGTAATCTATTTCAGGCTTATTACTCATAATCCGCACTTACCGTAATCGGGCCGAAATCGTAGGTATCAGCCGTTACCCATAGCCGTGTGGCCGTTTCTTCATTCACCACCACCGTGCCGGGAATAATGCGTTCATCATCTTCAATTAAAATAACCAACTGGGTGATCACATCGGCGCGTAATGTCGGACTGCGTTCCGCAATTAGTCGGGTGGTGAGGCCACTTTCAATAATGGCGTGAATACAGTCTTGGCCAATGCTAATGCGGTTATTACACAGCGTTGGCTCATTACCGGTATTTAATACAAAGTCACCGTCTTTTATCAGCAGGTCGATATACATTAATTCCGTCATTAATTTAATTCCTGCCACTCCATTAAATCACTCGGCGTCATGCCACCCTGCATATTAATATGGACATTCTCAATGCGTTTGCTGTTATCACTCACGGATTTAGAGTTATTACTGATTTCTTTATTAATCCCGCCTTTATCAATGTTGCGCATATGGCCACCGGTTAATAAGCCATTAGCGGAATTGATTGGGCTACTTTGCGGGGCAGCAATACTTTGTGCCTCAATGCTGACACCGGGAATAATATTCAGCTTATCGATAATCCAATTATAGGTTTCAGCAAAGGTACTTTTCAGCCAGTCCCATAAGCCACTAAACACATTACCGATACTGTCAGCCATGGCACTGAACCCAGCCAGCGGTGATAAACCGGTGATAGCCGATACCAGCCACTGCCAGCCGGATACAATCTTTTGCCATACGCCGCTAAATACGTCCCCGACAGCGGTGACCACCTCGGATAGCCACTGGAAAGCCGCGGTATCAGCAATAGCCGCTTTAATCTCATCCCAATACTTAATCAGGTAGTAGATACCCGCCGCCAGTGCCGCGATAGCCACAATCACCAATAACACCGGCCATGTCAGGAAACTAAAGGAGATCCCCGCTGAAATGGCCGCGATACGTAGCGCCAGCAAGACACCGCGCATAATGCGCATGGTAGCGTTAGCGGTAATAATCGCTTTGTTATACAGCCAGATGGCCGCAGTGTGGATTTGGGTTACCGCACACAATGCACCCCACAGCAGTTTTAATCCCATCCAGATAAACATGCTGATCCCCATCACCATATTGGCAATGGCACCGGCGGCGGCAAAACTCAACAGCGCCAGCATGGCATAGCCGATCAACCGGGCGATATTGGGGAATAACTGCATCCAGCGGGCGAATTTCTCCCCGATAGCCGACACCCGGTTCATAATGGGATACAGCACCGGTAACAGGGTTAAGCCCAAAATCACCCGCATCCCTGTCCAGATGGCCATCAGCCGCTCCCATGGGTCGGCCATTTTCTTGGCCATCTCACCGGCCCGTTTCATGCCGTCATTACTGCCCAACTCACCGATATTGCGTTTCAGCAAATCGACATTACCGTATAGCTGTTTAATAACATTGGCCCCATCCCCAAAGGCTTTATCCAGCTCGGTCTGCGCCTTTAAATTGCCCTCGATGGTTTTCCCGTAACGCCCTTGCAATTTCTCCAGCATTTGCGGCATGGTCAGCATCTGGTCAGAAGCATCCACAAAACTGAGTCCCAGCGTTTTGGCCCCGGCAGCGGCCCCTTTCATGTAGGTTTCATAACTGCCGCTGGCCTCAGTTCCCAAGGTTTTTTGCAACTGGCCCAACACAGCAAATTGCTCATCCATACCGACGCCGTAGTTAGCGCCAACCCCTTTGGAACCCTGCATCAAGTCAGCCATGGTCTGCATATTGACGCCAAATGCCTGCGCCATATACGCCGTTTTACCGGCCACCTCTTCGGCAAATTTCACTTTGCCAATGCGGTCTGCGTAGCCGTCAAACTGGTTATACATTTGCCCCATGTAGGCGGCGGCTTCGCTGCCGGTGGTTTTCATCCCTGCGGCCAGCACATTGGTAGCCAGGGTGAAACGGGGCAAATCACGGTCAGACAGCGTACCAATAGCACTGCGCACATCGGCACTGGAGCGCACCACATCCACCGCGCTGCGCCCATACTGCATACTGAATTTCAGTGCGTCGGTGCTCATCTTTTGCAAGGCGCTGTCACTCACTCCCTTGGCGCTGGCTTCATTAAGCGCCCCGGCAAAATCCGCCGCTGGCCCCAGTGCGCCCTTAATCCCCTGCACCACACCAAACAGGGCCGCACCGCCCACCGCAATTTTACCGAAAGCCGCTTGTGAGTGATCCGCGAACCCTTTCACAGAGGATTGCACCTGTTTTAACGGGCGCGTGATTTTATCAATCATGCTTAAAGTAAAATCGAGGTGTTTCATTAGTCGCCTTTAAATGCCAAGCCAATCCCATTGGCAATTGAAATACGGGTGTTATCCCAATAACGGTTATCCAACCAAACGGCACGGGCGAAACTTTCTATATCGTCATTTTCATGCGGTAGATAATGGCGGCGTAGAATAAGAAATTGTTCAATTGAATTACTTTCAATGGCCCGTAACCGTTGGGTTAGTTTTTTACTTCAATTTCCAATTTCGGCGCATAGACTTGGTTCACTTGGTCAACCAATTGCAAAGCTGCACCCGGTGTTTTTAAAATTTCGTCTAATGCTTCTTTGGTTTCTTTACTGATAATACGGCGCAGATATTTAAATGCCGGGGCAATTTTATTATCCATTGCCATATCATTAATTAAACCGTTATAAGCGGTAGTGTTTGGTTCAAAAATAAGTTCAACGCTACCCACTGCTAATACAATTTTATGTTTGTCGGCCATGTTATTTATTTCCTTGTCTCAGATATATTTCATTAATGAGTTGGTTGTGTCGCGCCGCGCATAAGGTATAAATACTGCGATAGGCGCGTAAGGCATTATCAAAATCATTACCGGTCGTACCGGTTAATCGGGGTAATAGGGTGCTGCATTTAGTCAGCTGATTTTCCTGATAAGGCACGTTCGGCGGCATCACTACTTTCGTTGAACAACCGGACATATTCATCAGTAGCACACACATTAGTAAACACCGGCTTAATAATTTCCGTATGAATAACCGGCTGGTACTTATCACCCTGCTGGCGCAACGCTTCCAGCTTATCTTCCAGTTGCCGGGCTGAATCACTGGCTATGCCCTCCGAAATTGTCCGGCCCTGTTCTGCCGCTGTGTTGGCGGCACGGGTAATACTCAGTTCCAGACGGTCATGCTGTAAATCATTGAGATACCACCCAGCCACAAATGCCGCCACTATCAGCGCCAGTATCTTGGCCATCAGCGCACCCCGTTATGCTCAAGGCTAAAGTGATTACCATCGGGATTAGATTTGAAGCGCCCGCCCCATGTCCCGCCCAACGACTCCCAATACTCGCCCAACGGCAAAAACGCCTCGCTTTTGGTCTGATACACCCCGTTAATAAACAGATTAAAATCCACTGCCAGCCGCGAAGTATGCAGACTGTTACTGATACCGGTTCCCGCTTTGGCATTCAGTTTGGCCTGCTCCGGGGTGCGGTAGGCTTCACCCAAGGTCAGACGGTAGCCCCGTTCCCCGGCCCAGCTAATTAACTGCGCAATCAGTTGGGTAAATAACTGCTGTTTTTCACTTAACGTCATGGTTTCTTTCCCTTTAATAAACTGCTACCCCGGCGGCGTAACCACAGTTCAACCGCCTGATGCCCGGCAATACCTGCCGCAGCCCCTAACCCGGTTACCGCCAGCGGAGAAATCCCCGGCACCCAAACCAATACTGCCGCCGCTGCCACCGAGGTGGCTGATCCCAATATCACCCGCCCCACAAACAGCCGGACAGTGATTGGCTCATCACTGGCCAATACCTTTCCCAGTGCAATCAGCCCACCTAAAATGGCCAGTCCGAGAAAAGTTTTTTCATGTTCCTGCATCCTTGCCCCCTAGCCGATCAGATTGCGCGTGGCTTCCGCTTCCAGATAGGGAATGCCGTTGATACGCACAAAATCCGGGCTGGTAATGAAATACTTAATTTTATGGGTCAGCACCGCCCCGCCTTTCGGGTCAACATCCAGCGCGGAATCAAATTTCAATTTCACGCCAAACGCCTCCACTTTCAGCTCTTCTTCCCCGGCTTTGGCATAGAACAAGATGTCAAATGCCGGGATACCGCGCCATGAACCGGCGCGTGAGGCTTTGGCGGTCAACTGTTGCAGCACTTTGGTACTGACTTCAATGTCCCCCTCGGCACCGACATCGCCTTTTACATCCCCATCCGGCACACCATTAGTCTGTGCCGGGCCGCTGTTATCGGTAATGGTCAGCCCGATTTTTTCCACATGGATCAAATCACCGTCCATATTGATATCCACCGACTGGCCAGAAATACGGGTACTCATTGGCTATCCTCCAGTGTGGTATCCAGCATCAGACTCACCGTGATACCTTTCGGGCATTCATACGGGCGCACCACAATATAAATCTCCACTTTGGTGGCGGTGCGCCACGTAATCACCACATCGCCCTCTTGTGGTGGCTTCACTTCACCGGGAAAGGTGATCCCGTTGATTTGTGTACTTTTGGCCATCTCGCGCAGTACCTTGGAAAAATAGGTTTTGTGCGCGGCAATGCTGCCGGGGCTACTGTTAAGTGAACGGTCTGCAATCTTGGCAATCGCCTGTAAGCGAATACGGCGGGCCGCTTTATCAACAATGCGTAGACTTTCAATTGCCTGATAATCCCCGCCCTCTACATCCAATGTGCGGCCATCTGCCCAGTACATGCCGTCATAGTCCGGGTACCACATTGGAACGCTGTAGCGCAGGGTTTCCAGCGCCTGCAAGGTGGCCAAATCCAGCGCCACACCTTTGCCATCCACTGGCTGCGTATCACTGCCCATTTCCAGTAGCGGGCCAGTGGCGACACGGGCCGGACTGTCTGCGATGGTCACGGTGCGGTTACATAAACGCCCGGCCAACACCCCCGGCTCATTGCCCCACAACCGTGGCACCAGTTGCACCGCCGACGCCGCAACACCCTGTTGTAATGCTGCCAGACGGGCCAAATACTCCGGCCAGCCCTCTTCGGCTTGCGGGCCATCAACGGCCAGTACGAACCACACCCAGCGGCCAAACTTGGCCAGCAATTCAGCCCGCAAGCTGGCGGCGTCGCTGATGGTGGCTTTATCGGCGGGTAACACCACCACTACGCCCTCAACACTGGCCACCAATTGGGCAGCTTTGACAGCATCCACCCATGCCTGCGGGTTAAGTTCTTCATTTTTGGCCGGTTGCGCCAGTACATGCACAAAGCCGTTCCAGTTCTGACCTGCATTGAGCATCGCGGCTTTGGTGCAGTTTTTTACCGCGCTGGCGTCCGGCCCCAGCAACACATCAAAATCCGTCTGCGTGTTCACCGCCAGCGTTTTCCCGGTGTTAACCTTACCGCTACCGATATACAGCACGGCCCGTTCAATCTCTTTGGTTTCACCCTGTAGCTGGTTTTTTTGGTCAATATTGACTTGTGGCCAACTCATCGTTACCCCTTCATATCCTGTGCTTTGACGTCCCAGCCAAACCCGATGGCCTGTAACTGACGCGCTAAGGCTTTATTAAAATCGTCGTCGCTCATGCCCAAGAACTCACGCGCCGGGACGTCCACTGTCCACGCTGATTTAGCCGCCTTGCCACTCAGTTTTTTAATCAGCAAACCCGCTTGGGCGAAACGCATTTTTCCTACAATTTCTTTGTAAGGCGGCTTGCGCCAGCGCTTACCCTGTTTGACCCGGTAACCCAAGGCCCGTAGCTTTTTGGCCTGTTTGACAGTGGCGGGCCGCTCCGGGGGGATTGATTTAGCCACGGCGTTGCGGTTAATGGTGACGTGCATCCCATTTTGTTGGCCGTACCCCACCACGCCCGCCGGTACTGGTTTTTCGCCGTTGCGGTAGCCACCGCCCTGTAAATAGAGCCTGACCGCGCTTATCTCCGGCATTTCACGGATATGCAGCAATTTCGGCATGTTGCGCAGCATCTTGCCGCGCTGGTTGGTCTGCCGTCCCTGCCACGGGGTGCCATCCGGTGATTGCTGGTTACGCACATTGCGCTTGGCCGCAACAATCACCCCGTACTTGGCCAACCGCCATAACAGCCGCTGGCGTTTTTGGGGCGGTAACTCCAGCCGTTTAAGTGCCTGTTGCAGCTCGGTTAACTGTTTTTTACTCAGTTCACCGTTGATAATCATCCGTGTTCACCAATCGGCGCACCCTGCGCATCCGCGCCAAATATCGCGCCATCCGTGGCCAGCCATAACTGCGGATCGGTCAGCCGCCATTTAGCCCCCTGAAAGGGGATATCCCCGGCCTCATCTTGTTTAATACTCAGTGATTCAGTGATGGCCATCGACACCACCACCATGGCGGTTTTATCGTCGATCACATCGATATCAATACTCGGTAATTCCGGCTCCGGGCCGTAATCGGGGCCATTCTCAATCATCCACACCAGCAACAAAGCACACAGGTTGCGCGGGTCATAGTCGCGATATGGAAAGCGCCCCCAACTCAGCACCGCATCAAACTGCATCAACGCCAGTTGATACTGATCCAGCCCTAAATCCCGCTGCGCCGGAATAAAGCGCAGTTCGTCCATGTCGCTGTTAAATTCCAGCTTGCCCAGCCGTTGCGGTAAGTTGCCCTGCACAAAGGCGGTTAATGACTGTAATTTGCTCATACTTGCCTCACGGTGACGCGCTTCAACCCTTTCATACGGCGGATAACAATGGATGACTCCGCCAGCAATCCCTTGCGTGTCTCGTCACTCTCCTGCCCTGGGTGTGACTCCCTGCGGCCAATCGTGGCAAACTCCCCTAACAGATCGGCTTTAGCACGGGCATAAACCGCTTTTTTGTACTGCGCACATAACAGGTTTTCAGTGTCGATACTGACGCCCGGCACCTCTGCGGCATGGCTATAACCATTCGCATGATGCTTCGCTTCAACGCTGGCTAAATCGCTGTTCACCTCTCCCGCTGCGGTAATCAATGCCTGTGCAACAGTTCCCGCATCAACATCAGCCGGGATAGTGCGCTGAACCTGAAATTCTTTAAGGCTCAAGTCTGGCCAGAACCCCACGTTTTTTAAGGTGGCATCCTGATAATCAATCGGTTTTCCGCTAAACATATGTTCTCCCGAAAAGCGGGCTGACCGGCTTCCACGGCACATAACACTAATGTGTATTGCCTCCGCCGCGCCCGCTCGGCTTACGGTAGTCTTTTATTCTTTTAGCAATGCCCGAATACGGGCGGCGATATTACGGCGCAAGGTGGTGACACCAATCTGCCGGTGAAACCCTACCGCCTGCGCCAGTAAGGCATCCGCTTGTTGTAATAACTCCACATCATCCAGCGCGGTAGCCCGTGGCTGACCATCGTTATCACGCAGTAGCAACAACCCAGCGAACTTGTACCACTTGGCATTAATCTCTTCATGCAGCCGCCACTTCTCGCGGATATTTTTGAATGTGCGAGAGAAATACGGCTCGACACTTTCCCCGCTGGCGGCGGCAATTTCGGCCCACTTCATCACGGTATCAGCGATAAATGCCGGTAACTTACTGCGGAAATTGCCCGGCATTTTCTGCCCCTGCTCGATGGCGATATCAGCCCAGTCCAGAGCCTGATCAAACTCATCCACATCAAACAACCAGATAATGCAGTACACCAAAATCGGGTTTTGATGTACCTCGCCACTGTCCAGATACGCCTGTGCAGTTGGAAGCCAGCGCGGTAATAGTTCGCTGCGCTTCATGGCTACCCGGTCACTGGTGACATCAAGGCTACGTACCCGACCAACATCATGTTCCAATGCCCGTAATTTGACGTGCAGACTGTGGCCAGCGTCCAACACCTGACACTCACTTAACTGCTTTTCAGCCTTAATACGGGCGGAATGACGCTGCGCGGGTGATAGCATGGCTTATACCTCTGGCCCGTCTTTGGCTTCTTCAACCTTGCCAATGGTGACGGCGGTTTCATCAAAGGCCGCATACAGCTCTGGCGTTTCCACCGCGTAGCCCTCCATGCGTAAGTAGCTATTTTCAAACTGCTTACGGTCATCAGAAAACTCAGCTTTGCGGTAACGTGTCCCTCGCTGGGTATAAACATGAAGATTGCTCAACATGGTGACCGTCATACGCTTGCCGGGGAAGAACGGCGGCACCATGGCCTGACGTCCGGCAATAGATTGCGATAGCATTTGCGCGGCAATTTTTTCAGTCGGGCGGTCTGCGGCCTGATAGAGGCGGTATTGCTCCGCAGCCACTAAATCAGCCCCAACCAACACCACCAGTCGCGGGTCATTACGGAATTCCTGCGGGATTTTGGCGTTAATCAGATCAGAGGCCATGGCATCCAATGATTTAAAATCACCACCGCTACCCAGTGTGATGGCATCAGTAACAATCTGATTTTTGTCATAGGTTCGTACCAGCTCATGCCAGCCAATATTGACATCTTCACCGTTCGGGTTATCCGTCGGCTTGGTGGTTTTCGCCGCCGATTTACCGTTAAAACCAATGCGTAGCACGTCCAGACTGAATGACTTATTGGTAAACGCCTGCATACGCTGGAAAAACTCTTCTTCACTCCCGGCATTGGCCCACACAGATAACATTTGGTATGTCAGTGACGCACCGGAATCTGTTTCGTACAGCTCATAGTTGTTACCATCAACACCCACTTTGCGACGAAAACGGCCCTCATCCACACGGCCCGTAAACAGCCCCGGATTACCTACGTTAACCACCTGCCCTTTAATCTGGTCAACATCTTCAACCACAATGAAATTAAGAAATTCATTGCTTTCCAACATAGCATCACGCAATTTTGTTTCTTTTGGGTCAGTCAATGAGAAATAACGTGATGTCTCTTTCACATCATTTGCCAATGCCAGCCCATCGAGGTAATTATTTAAATAACCTCGCGCTTTATTATTAAGTAGCATTTATTGCACTCTCTTTAATCAGAAATACGAAAACCCATTAAGCCAGTGCTTAATTAAAGAAACTCAAACGGCTTACGTGAATCGCTCGGTTTTTTACTGGGTAATTTAGTGAACTTTTTATCTAAGCTGCCCAACTTCTGAATAAACTGCGGCAAATTATCACGCAATTGTGCAAATTCTTTGGTGTCCACGACTTCTTTAATCGTTTCAACATCAGAATCCGTTTCTTCCTGACTGGTTTTTAATTCAGCAAGCTGGGTTTCCAATTCGCTGATTTTATCCTGCGCGGCTTTTAACTGTTCAGCCAGTACCGTGGCGGCATCATCAGTAATATCATTATCAGTTTCTGTAGTCGTGTCATTCTCATCAACTAAACCAAACTTGTGATACCATTTCTTTTTACCTTTCACACTGTTCCCCTTTACTGTCTTTTTAATATCATCAAAAACAATTGGCCGATATTGGCTATAACGTTTATTACGCAATCGCTTGTTAAACTTCATTTGGTCGGTATATACGCTGGCGGGTTCATCCGTTACCCCCATGCCCTCAAGATAGCTTTTGCCCGTCCCTCTAAAGTTGCCATCTTCGGTAAACTCAGCGGATGTAAAAAGTAATTTACCCTCGCCGTTAGCCGCAATGAGTGACAAAGCAGGACAAAGCCGGGCAAACATTTTTAATACACCGTCCTCATCTGTTTCCGCCTTTAATTCTAATACTTGCCCCACCGGGCCATAAGTACGCGAATGCTCCGGCCATAATTGTGCGGTATACATTCGAGGGTTATATAGCTCTACGGCGTCTAATATCCATTGCCTTTCAATATCACGTCCGTCTAATGTTTTCCCCTCGGCACAAACACACAACCATGTCGTTGTTAAATGTGAAACTGACATTCAACTGTTCTCCCTGATTTGTGATATTCAGTATGGCTAATTAAAACTGGCTTCGCATTCGCTTTAATTCTTATGAATTCGGATATAGCTACTTACCCGAATAAATAAGAACTGCCTGTGACGTTTGTTTAAATATATCTCGGCATAATAAAGGCTATGGCTAAATATTCAGATGAACTTATTGGTGTTGCACGGGCGCTTTATTTAAAAAGGTCAACACCTAAAGAAATCGCCAGTGATTTAAATCTGCCGAATGTGCGGATTGTTTACTATTGGGCGCAAAAATGGAATTGGGCTGATTTACTCAGCCATGAAAGCACGGAGGAAGCCATTGAACGCCGCTATCAATTATTAGTCGGGCGCGATAATAAGAGTGATATTGAATTAAAAGAGCTGGATATTCTGATTACCCATGCGGTGAAACTGCGGGCGCAGAGTAATAAGCATAAAGAAAAACTCGCCGCCGCCAAAGGGAGCAAACCGGCGCAGAATGATGGCGGTGATTTTGATGATGAGCGCCCGACGAAAAAACGCCAGTACCGCAAAAATGATATTTCCGGGCTGTCAAAAGAGGATTTTGACGTTTGGTCAGAAGAACACCTGTTTGGCTATCAAAAGCACCTGCGGCTAAATATTGGCGAGCAGGTACGAAATATCCTGAAAAGCCGCCAGATTGGCGCGACATGGTATTTTGCTTTTGAGGCCTTTGAAAATGCGGTGTTGACCGGTGACCCGCAAATATTCCTGTCTGCCTCCCGCGCTCAGGCAGAGGTTTTCCGCTCGTATATCGTCAATATTGCCCAGCAGTATTTTGATATTACACTAACCGGTAACCCTATCCGGTTGAGTAACGGCGCAGAACTGCGTTTCCTGTCTACCAACAAAAACACCGCCCAATCATACAGCGGCCATCTGTATTGCGATGAATATTTTTGGGTACCGAACTTTGCCAAATTAAATGAAACGGCCAGCGCCATGGCTACTCATGATAAGTGGCGCACCACCTACTTTTCGACGCCCAGCGCCAAAACTCATCAGGCTTATCCATTCTGGACAGGCGATGAATGGAAGCGCGGCAGTAAGAAACGCGCCAAAGTTATCTTCCCATCATTTGATGAAATGCGTGATGGTGGTCGCCGCTGCCCGGATGGCCAATGGCGTTATGTCATTACCATGGAAGATGCCATTCGCAATGGCTTTAATCTGGCCAGCCTTGAAAAGCTGCGTAACCGTTATAACGTTGATGCATTCAACATGCTGTACATGTGCGTGTTTGTGGACAGCAAATATGCGGTGTTCTCTTTTGATGACTTGCAGCAAGCCGGGGTGGATGCTGCCACTTGGCAGGATCACGACGAAAAAGCCGCCCGGCCCTTTGGTAATCGTGAGGTATGGGGCGGTTTTGACCCGGCCCGCTCCGGTGACCTGTCTACTTTTGTGATTATCGCGCCACCACTTTATGAGGGCGAAAAATTCCGGGTACTACGGGTGATCCACTGGCAGGGGATGAATTTCCGCTATCAGGCTAACCAGATTAAAAAACTGTTCCAGCAATATCACATTACCTATATCGGTGTGGATGTGACCGGCATCGGCCAGGGTGTATTTGAAAACATCCAACACTTTGCCATCCGGCAGGCGGTGGCCATCCGCTATGGCGTAGAAACCAAAAACCGGCTGGTGATGAAAGCCGCCGATGTGGTGGAAAGCAAACGTATCGAATGGGACAAAGACCGCACCGAAATTCCCGCCAGCTTTATGGCCATCCGTCACACCACTACCGCCAGCGGCAATGCCATGACATTTGTTGCAGACCGCAGCGCGGAAACCGGCCATGCGGAGGCATTCTTTGCCATTGCTCACGCCCTCGACAATGAGCCACTTAACTACGAAAACAAATTAACATCCCGCTGGAGGCTAAAGAAAGCAGCATGAAACGCCCAAATAAACGCGCTATGAAGCGCCAAGATAACCACGGCAAAAACCGCAAGATGAGCATTATCAGCTTCGGCAAACCAGAGCCAATACTCACCACTGGCACCGATTACCGCGATATCTGGTATGACAATGACTATGACCATTACACCCTGCCGATTGACCGGCTGGCGCTGGCACAGTTGGTTAACCTCAATGGCCAACATGGCGGCGTAATTTATGCCCGTAAAAATATGGTGGCATCCGATTACCAGAGCGGTGGCCTGACCCATGAAGAGATTGAAGCCGCTATTTTTGATTATTTTACCTTTGGTGATGTCGGCATTCTGAAAATCCGTAATGGTTGGGGCAATGTCATTGGTCTGGCCCCCTTACCGGCCCTGTATACCCGTATCCGCAAAAGCGGTGAATTTGTGGTATTGCAGGAGGGTGAACCTCTTGTTTACCCGGAGAATGACGTGATTTTTCTCAAACAATACGACCCACAGCAACAGATTTATGGCCTGCCGGATTATATCGGTGGTATTCACTCCGCATTGCTAAACAGTGAAGCGGTCATTTTCCGCCGCCGCTATTACCACAATGGGGCGCACACTGGCGGTATTTTGTATACCAGTGACCCGTCAATGACCGATGAAGTGGAGGAAGAAATTGAACGCCAGTTAGCTGACAGCAAAGGGATTGGTAATTTCAGCACCATCTTGGTCAACATTCCGAACGGTGACCCGGAGGCGGTGAAATTCATTCAAATGGGGGATATCAGCGCCAAAGATGAATTTGCCAATGTGAAAAATATCAGTGCGCAGGACATTCTCAATGCTCACCGCTTCCCGGCAGGGTTAGCCGGGCAGATACCGGAAAATGCTGCAGGTTTAGGTGATCCGGAAAAAGCGCGGAACACGTATCGAAAAGACGAGATTTTACCGGTACAACGCCGCTTTAGTGCTGCCATCAGTGCCGATCCAGAGATCCCGACACATCTACAGCTAAATTTTGATGCACAAACAGCAAACTCGGGTGCGTTATGAGCAGAAACACGTTAAAATTCCAGAAGTTCGCCACTTTTGGAGCCAGAAACATGCGAGTAATGAAAGTCTTATGCCCTGAATGCGGTGGCGCGGCCATTATCCGGAAAACCAACCGTAAACATCGGCAGATTTCAGATTTATATTGCGCCTGTAATGATGTGGAATGCGGCCATACTTTTGTAATGAATGTGACCTTTTCACATACCATTAGCCCCAGCGCTAAAACCGGGGATAAACTGATTAAAACCGTTGTCGATTCCATGAATCCACAGCAGCGGCAAATGATGCTTAACCTATTGCAAGGTAGCGCATCAGCCGCCTGACTAGTGGCCTCCAATCTGGGGGCCTTTTTGTTGCTGCTTATCCAGTTCAATGGTCAATGCGGTAGTCATTTCGGCAATCCAGACTAATGCCAAATCTCGGTCCTCTTCATTGCACTGGTTATTCGTGACCAACCTTGCAACCAAATCAATGCGCTGCAAAGCTAAAGATTCAAAAAATAAATCCGTCACGACTTCCTCCATTCATCACGTTTATACTGTATTTATATACAGTATAGTAAAATTAAGGAAATTGGAAACAGCTAACTGCCTGTTTCCTCAGAATTTCATGAGCGAAATCAATTCCAGCACGGCCAGCGCTGGTGTTCTGGCCGTGGGGCCACCTCTTCTAACCGACCATTTATTAACCTTACCGAGCGATCACCGTAAAATTGCAGGCTGCTGCCCCGTTCCAATATCGCGATTTCCTCTTCATCACCCATAAAACCCCGACGGCGTAATTCTTCTATTAATCGTTGCCGGGCATCCGGCGTACAGTTATTGACAGAACTCCTAGCGGCGGCGTTGCCGCCAGAAAAAGCCAAACCCCCGGCCTGCGCTGCGCTTTCGGCCAACTTCGGCACAATCTGCCACTTAACCAGACGAGTGCAGATAAGGGATTCAAGCCCCAATAAAGGGGAATAAATACCCTGAATACGCTGCACATCTTCGGCATACAGGTTGCCCATTTCGGTAATCTGATAAGTTAGACGAATTCTGAGTTCTCTCCGCTCAATCAATGCACCGCCCTGCGCTTTGGTGTATGCCGCCCAATCGCCAGAATCGGCAGCTTCCAATACGGCATCCATCATTTTGTTGGGCAATTCGCGGCCACTTTCAATTCGGCGTAACTCGCGCCAGACAGTGACCGGCGCACCACCGATTTGCTGAAACTGCCTGATACGCCAACGACTGGCCCATGCGGTGACTGCTTTGGCCATGTCGCGCGCATTACCGCCCGTCTCGCCGTCTTCTTCTTCGTCGAGCGCGTAACCGTCGATATTCTTTGAGATATATTTCGCGATATAGCCGGTTGCACTGCCCTTGGCCGGATCAATGGGTTCAGCATGGAAACGGGCTTTCAGTGCTTCGGGGCTTTGCAATGTCTCGGAATCTTCCAGCCGGGCGTAATAGCAAAGAATGTCACGCACCTGTGAGACGTGTTGCGGCAGCATAAACAACAACACATGCCAGTGTGGGGTGCCATCGTGATGCGGCTCTACCACCCGGAAACCAAAGACATTAATCCCGGCGCGGACAATAGCGGCACGGGCTTTAGCCCATACGCTGCATAAGTATTTTTGTGTCTGGCGCGGGCTGGCCCCATTCCAGTTAGTCACAAAGCCGCCACCGTGATAGACCGCATGATATTTAGACGGCGCGGTGATGGTGTAGAACTCCCCCACGCAGCCCATTTCATTGGCTAAATCTTCAAAACCTCGCATTCTGACCATCAATTCACATCTCCGTATTGCGGGATTGGCGTTGCTGCCATTCACCATGTCTTCTAACGAAACCCGTTCACCGTCCTGATTTTCCAGCTCAAACGCTTTGAAAAACTCCCGGTTACGCCGTTTTTGCTCTACCCATTCGGCCATGGTTGAGCGGCTAACATAGGCTGACGCTGACTTCTGTACTTGTCCCACCGCAATGGCCATATGTTCCCGGCGCACATCACGCAGGCGTTTTAACCGCGCCCGCCACCACTCCGGTGCCATCATGCGCAGTAGGCCAGATTCAATTTTTCGCGGGTTGATTGTTTTGCGGCTGGAAGTGAATTCGCGCCAGTACGGCGGTTCAGTTCCCACTTGCTTGCTGAGTTTTACAAGGCAGATATAAGCGCGTTGGGTACGCTTCCAGAGTTCTGTTGGGTCGCGGCTCTGCCCGGTGAAATTGCGTTCGATATAGTCGGTAAAACTCTCAGACATAAAATCAGCCACCCGGTGGGACAGGTTGCGTAACTCATCCCGTCCAAAAGATGGCAGGCGTTCTAAATCATCGGCAAAAGGCCACGGCAAAAAACCGGGCGCTTTGATAACTGGCTGATACTGGCGATTAACCATCTGTAGACGTGGCAATACATTCTCTCCCACCGTAGTGCGTAAGAATGTATTGGCATGGCGACGACCTTTTGATTGGTACAGGTTGGAGTAGCGATCACCAAAATAACGAGCCAGAAATTGGGGCATCCCGCCTAAATACTGGCTGCGCCATTGGTGGTCAGTTGGGTTCTGAACAAAGAGTTCATCTTCGGTGATGCTGATATCTTGCGGGCGGCGTAGTCCCTCCGGCTCCCGGCTGAACTCGCCATTAAAAGGTAAAGACAGGGATAAAATATCCCCGTCTATAAAGTCATTTACTGGGCGCTGGATAAGGCTTTGGTTATAGTGGGGATTCATATTCAATTTTTCCGGAAAACATTCTGAACGATGGATAACCCAAACTCTTTAGCTGACGGCCCCAATGGCTACTATCAAGATCAAATTGGATTTCTGACTTCCTACACCGCGCCGCAATATGACCTTAAGATGGTTTCCGCTCATGCATTGATTGATAGAGGGATCGCTCTTCAAGAAGCCTCCAGTTCATTTTCAGAACGCCGCTGGCCGCCTGCAAAAGATCATCGAGAACGTCTTGCCGAGCTGATGCGCCAGCACCTGCCATCAACTGCTCCGACATACACAGAATGGAAAGCAGTAATTCGCAACGCATTAGAAAACGTGTATCGCATGCACCTGTCTTCTCAAATACCCGAATGGGCTGACGGTTATCTGTGGGAAGAATTGCTTCAAGATGTATATTCAATGGCTTCGTGTTCGATACATGCGGTTCACTTTTATCAGAAGGACAAAGCTCATTTGTCGATGAATACATCTGTTTTTTTAGTTCCTGCTGAATGGAATGCGCAGCTAGCTTCGCTAATTTCTGGATGTCTGCTTCCGGCATGGGTAGCTCCAATTGAAGTTGATAAAACGCCAAATAGTATTTTTGGCCAGATGCCCAGTTACACACCACTGGACTAAATTCTGGCACTTGAGGTTGTTCCATTCGTTTATGAAACCAGCCTTTGTTGATTAAACTTCTCAGCTTCCTGTCGTAGCAGTTCCACAATCTCGGCTGACGAAAAGCCTTCATTTGCCACATGGGTAGCCAGCCGGTCTAAATGGCTGGAAAAACTGACAGCCGCATCGGCTTTGGCTTCTCTTCTGGCTAGGTCTAACGCGTTTTGACGGGAGTCAGCCGCGGCTCGATTACTTATTTCCTGCCCTACTGTTTTGTGCATATGCATGTTGTTTGCTCCGAATTTAGGTAATAAAAATCCCCAGCCACCGATGGGAGGCCGTTGGTATTTATGGTTTTAGGTTAATTAATGCAGTTGTTTGGTAGTGCTGGCTGACGCACAAGAGTGGTTGATTTGCGTCAAGCCGTGGATCTCAATGGTTCGGCTCCACCAGTTATTAATACTCCAAGTAACAACACCTAACCCCAGCGCACTGGATATATAAAAAATGGCGCGAATGGAGGCCAGCGCTTCAATTTGATCACTCTTTGATTCAGCCTCACGGTATGCCCGGCTCCAAAATGCCGCATTGGCCGCAAGCCACTGATGTGAGTTGGTCAAATGCATGGTGTCATTAAACATTAGTGGCTGTAATTCAACCCGGTTTTCCACTGAGCGGCATTTACCCAAGAAAAATTGCGCATAATTATGGGCTACACCCCAATGGCTAAAGTCGTCTAACAGGCCATTTCTATCTACTGAGATTGCTTTCATCGTGTTTCCTTAATTATCGGTGTAATGCATATTGGCCATCGATTGGGCTGCAATCATTTCCGGGCCGTAAGTCTTGATAGGGGCCGGTTGATTGGGCAACTTCCCGCTACATTTGCTTTCTTTTACAAAATCCAACGAACCCACTTGGCCGAATGTATCTACCAGCGCTCGCAATCGCTGAATCCCTCGCTGTAACTGGTGTAATTCTTCACGGGAAAAATCATCCCACATATACCGGCAGTGCTCTGATTTCATCCCTGCGGAGTGGAGTAAAATCCCCCGGTGCTGTGCCGGTAGCTTTTCCCATATCACCCTTGCCCGGCTGTGACTGCCGGTCACTTTGTTGCGGATAATGGCTATCCATTTGCTGTTATTAGCTGACATGGTTACCCCCTCAATCCCATCAAACGAAACCACCACCGGCGGCGTTTACCTTTAAAAATGGGCTTACGTGATTCCCCTAGAAACGTCACTCGGCTGGTACAAGGTTGCCAGCGCTGGCCGTTTGGTAATTCAATCCAGCCGTGGCCAAAATGGTTTAATTGTTGGCTGGGTGATTGTTGTTTCAGGTAGTTAGCGAATACTTTCATACATAAGTTCCTCAGTTCAGGCCCGGAACCAGCCCGCTGGCGCTGATAAAATCAACCGCTGCGGCCAGAACTGGCGTGGATTGGAAACGCGCTTCAACCGATACAACAATCAGCGACAGGTCACGTATGGCCTGATTCGCACGGTCAAGAATGGCGTTTCTACGGGATTGCGTCATAGGCCCGGCGGTGACGGTTTCACCGGCAATTGCGCCGATTGCCGCCGTAGCGCTCAGGGTATGAATAGGCAAATTAGCGGGATTGGCTTCATTAACAGGTACTGCTGGCAAGCATTGCAGTTGAGACAGCAAGCCATCTAACAGAGTTGGATCTTCGGTAATGTCAGTGAGCGTCAACAGTTCGATGCAGCTCAACTGGTGCGGCTGGTCAGGGTTAAGTTTGTTGCGTAGCATTTGCGGCTTCATGCCGATTTGCTCGGCAACCGCTGTTAAATTGTTATTCCGGGCAAAAGCACGGCATGACATATCAAAGCGCGGGTGTTTAGAAAGCTGGAAATCAAACATGGTCGATACCCTCCCAATAACGCAATATCGAACTAGGCGATTGCAATATCACAATTCGAGAGAGCATCAACGGTAAGTGCGGCCATGTTGATCATGACTTTTTCGCGCTTCATATCTTTACGCAGGCGGTGACGCACCAGACGACCATCAGCAAGCATTGCTCTAATGGTGTCTGAATCTAAGCCCGTTAATTCACTATATTTCTCTACTGTGACGTGGGGGGGTCAGAAGAGTGATTGAAATGTTAGGTCTCATAGTGCAACATCTCCGATTGGCTTGTGGTGAGCCGTAGTAAGTAGTTTCTAACAGTTGTGATTCCCAAAGCGAACTCACGAATGCACTTTAAGTTCGCTTTAGGAGTCTGTCAATGGATTTTGTTCGTTGAGGCGTACTTTATGGATTTCAAAAGCGGAGGGCGTAAAGCAATTGACCGTCTGATTGAGGCCTATGGCTTCACTACACGGCAGGCTTTATGTGATCATTTAGGGGTTTCAAAAAGTACCCTCGCGACCCGATATATGCGGGATATATTCCCTGCGGAATGGATTATTCAAGGCGCACTTGAAACCGGTGTTTCCCTATCATGGTTAACAACCGGTGAAGGTGTGATGTTTGAAAACGCCAAACTTAACGATGTTGTACAAATTCCACGCAAAAAATTATTAGATGGAAAACTCTACGATTCGAATTTCTATATGTTTGATAAGGCGTTCTTACCTGATGGATTGAAAGACCCGGTTGTTATCCTTGATGGTGATATCACCTATATTGCTGATCGCAAGTTCGATCAAATACAGGATGGAAAGTGGGTTGTTGATATAGAGGGAACAATTAGCGTCCGAGATATTATCCGTATTCCGGGTGGCAAAGTGCGGGTTGAGGGCGGGAAGTTTGCTTTTGAGTGTAATTTGATTGACCTTCACATGATCGCAATCACTGTACTGATTGTACTAAATAATAACTAAGTGGAATTTAACAATGCAAGATGCAATTTACAAAAGTGCATTATCAACAAAAATAAGAATTCTCCATGAAGAGAATATAATATCAGAGGATGTATTTAATAAATTAAATGAAGCAACTAAAAATGAACTCTATAATGATGTAGAAGACTATATTGATAGAAAATGGGGGTTATATAAAGAAAAATTTAATTCCACCAAAAACCGATATTCGGATTTTACCGGTAACTCTAGAAATATTCATCAATCAGATGATGAAGATCTTTTCAATGCTCAATTAAAACTAGAGAGTGAAAATAACAGATTAAAAAACGAAATCACTCTACTCTCAAAAGAATATGACAGCAAAGATATAGAAAATAATAATCTCAAAAAAAATATTGAAGAAATAACATCAGAATACGTAAAACTCAGGACGTCATATGACAAGATTACCTCTGAATTCACACAAAAAAGAATAGACGAAGAAATTCCTACCTATGTTGAAGATGTTAGTGGAAAACTAGAAAAAGATGATCAGTTCTTTACGGATATGGCTCGTAACTGGTCTATTATTGGGGTATCAGTAACACTATTTGCTGTCTTAGCTGCATTTTGTACGTTTACTCAAGGAACGGATTTATTAATAAAAAATCCTGATTCGAATTTCATAGGATTATTATATATATTTATTAGAGGTGCTCTTGGTATTGGTTTACTTTCATGGTTAGCATATGTTTGCTTTTCTAATTCACGAAACTATACTCATGAGTCGATAAGAAGAAAAGACAGGCAACACGCATTAAGCTTTGGGAGATTATTTTTACAGATTTATGGTTCAAGTGCTGAGAAAAAAGAAACTATTGAAGTATTTAAAGATTGGAATATGTCTGGTGATTCCGCATTTTCTAAGGCTGCAGATACACCACCAAATTTTCTTGACACATTGAAATCAATAATATCATCAACTGGAAAAAATAAAGGATCAAATAATGATGGGAAATAGTTAAGATGAATTTTCAAAATTTAAGGAACTAGCTCAATTAAAAGAGGTTATAAGTTAAGAGAACTAATCTGCTTAACAGAATTTAATTGGAATAGATATTAAGCTATATTGATAGTGAGATAACCTGAATGAATAAAGTATATATTGCTTCAAGCTCAAATAAAACATTCTATTGCCCGCATTGCGGCGTATGTTCAAATCATGTTTGGCAAGATGTTTTACTTTCATCAAGGCATACTCCACCATATAAAAATGATAACTCTGGCGAAAACTCACTTGAATTAACTGATTACAGCACAACCCCCCCATCTACTGATGAAGTCAAACCAATTATTTCTAACTCCTCAGATCCTCATGGAGTGAGAATACACCATTCTTATGCATCTATCTGTGATGCCTGTGGAGAAGTTTCTTTTTGGCTAGGGAACAAATTGTTATATCCTGAATATAACTTACCAATTTTACCCAATGAAGATTTAGAAGAACATATAATAAGTATTTTCAATGAAGCTAGAGCTATATTTTCAAAATCGCCTAAAGGCTCTGCAGCACTACTTAGGCTATGTATACAACACATTTGTATTCAATTAGGTGAAAATGGAAAGAAAATAGATAGCGATATCCAATCCTTAGTATCTAAGGGCTTACCTAAACAAATACAACAATCCCTTGATATTGTTCGTGTAATAGGTAATGAAGCAGTTCACCCCGGAGTTATAGACTTATCAGATGATAAAGAAATGGCACTGTCTTTATTTGAACTAGTTAACTACATTGCTGATGAAATGATAACTCGCCCTAAAAAAATAGATGAACTATATAACCGATTACCGGCAAATAAATTAGAGGGCATAAAGAACCGGGATAAAGTTTAAAACTGATAAATCAAACATTGACCACTGTCTATACATACAGTTAAATACTCCCTTATCTTCCAAGGGGGTTATCAATGTCAGTGCGCAAACAACCAACAGGCCAATGGTTATGTGAGTGCTACCCGGCTGGCCGTACAGGTCGCCGGGTTAGAAAAATGTTTGCAACCAAAGGTGAAGCCTTAGCCTTTGAACGCTACACCATGGATCAGGTGAACAATAAACCTTGGTTGGGAGATGCACCAGACCGCCGCACATTAAGCGAGATTGCCGAACTTTGGTATAACCTGCATGGCCGTTCTCTGGAGGCCGGTGAAAAAATTTATAAGAAACTAGAATTGATAGTTGCCGCGCTGGGTAATCCCCCGGCTCATAGTTTGAGTGGCAAAGATTTTGCTCACTATCGCTCTAAGCGTTTATCTGGCGAAATTTACTTTTCTGAGAAATGGAAGAAAGGCGCAAAGCCGGTAACCGTGAATCTGGAACAAAGTTTTTTAAGCGGTATGTTTAGCGAGTTGGCCAGATTAGGGGAATGGAACTTACCGAACCCATTAGACAATCTGCGCAAGTACGCCGTAGCAGAAAAAGAGATGGCGTGGCTCACTCATGAGCAGATTAAAACGCTATTGGCTGCATGTAGTTTGGGTCGGGCAGATTTGCCAATGGTAGTAAAAGTTTGTCTCAGCACCGGGGCGCGATGGAATGAAGCGGAAAAGCTCACCCGCTCACAGGTCAGCCCGAATAAAATTACCTTTATCAGAACAAAAGGTAAAAAGAACCGCAGCGTGCCAATCAGCAAAGAACTTCATGACGAGTTAGTCGCGTTAGAGGGAGACCGTCTTTTCAGTGAGTGCTATTTTCGCTTTATGGCTGCAATCAACACCACAGACATAAAGTTACCCACTGGTCAGCTCACGCATGTTTTGCGCCATACCTTTGCCGCACACTTTATGATGTCCGGGGGCAACATTCTGGTATTGCAGCGCATCCTTGGTCACAGTGATATTCAAATGACAATGCGCTATGCTCACTTTGCGCCAGAACACCTAGAAACCGCAGTGCAGTTCAACCCGCTAACCACCATGAAAGCTGGCGACAAAGTGGCGGCGGAGGTTACCCTTCCCTAGTATTTACTACCCCTCAATAACTAATCAACTCATTGTATTTATTGTATATTGTTGTTTTATATAGGGTAATGAGACTATCGGGTTTTTTCTTGCCTGAAATTCGAACGCCCCATCCCTCCCCCTTAAGGCTTTCTTAAGACAAAATTATTACAGTAGGAACATCACTACTTCTGCTCCAGGCTATTTC